TTTACGGCGGGGGAACTCTCCGTGAAGAGCTATGACGGGCCTGACGCGGCGGAGCTGGCTGGCGCCCTGCGGCAGACGGCGGAGCGGCTCATGGCGCCCTATGCGGCGGAGGCGGACTTCGCCTTTCGGGGAGTGCGCGGATGAAGCAGATGATCGGGGAGATCCTGCGCCGGTACGGGCAGGAAGTGACGGTCCATCTGGCCGGTGGAGACGTGACGGCCCGGGCTTTCTTACAGCCGGTCACCGGCCGGGGAGAGCAGGTGCCGTCGGAGATGACGGGGCTTGGCGCCGTGGACGGCAGGCTGTGGCTGTATCTGGGGCAGACGGCCGTGGAGCCGGGAGACCGGATGACCTGGGACGGCGTGACGTACCGGGTCCACAGCAGCCGCCCCTGGTCCGTGGGTGAGACGCGGATCTACTGGTGGGCGGCGCTGGAACGGGCAAAGGAGGCGGCCACATGAAGGAATTGGAACAGGTGCGGCAGGCGGTACTGAAGGCCCTGCGGGAAGCGGGGCTGTCGGCGGTGGAGGCCTTCCCGGAGGGCTTTGCCAAGGACTACGGCGGCGCCGTGGCGGCGGTGGCCGTGGGAGCCGCCGAGGGAAAAGCCATGGGCTTTTGCAACTACCTGGGCGAGGTCTATGACGAGACAGCCGGGACCGTGCGGGAGCTTTACGGCAAGCAGCTGGAGGGGGACATCACCGTGGACATTCGGGGGCCCCGGGCGGCGGACTGCGAGGCGGGCTGCCAGCAGGCGGCGGAGGTGCTGCTGGGCGGACTGCCCAGCGGCATTCGGCCGGGAGAGCTGCGGTGGGAGGCTCTGAAATGGGAAAAGGCCACGGGACTGTTCCTGCGGCGGGGCAGCCTGCGGTGTCAGGCCGTTTTCGTGGCGGAGAGCCAGGAGGACGGTGAGATCTTCCTGGACTTTATTTTGAAAGGGGTCATGCGGGATTGAGCGAGATCAGGCATGAGCGGCCGGGCGTCTACTCGGCCTACGACGCGTCGGCGGTGGTGACCGCCGGACGCGGCAGCAAGACCGTGGGCGTGGCGGCCAAGGCCGTCCGCGGCACGGTGGGGGAAGCGGTGACCGTCACCGGATACGCGGCGGGCGTGGCGGTGTTCGGCGAGGACACCACCCCCGGTATGAGCACCATCCTGCGGCTGCTGTTCGCCAACGGCGCCGCCACAGTGGTGGCCGTGCGGGTGGCGGACACGGGCGCGGTCAGCGACTATCAGGCGGCCTTTGACACTCTGGGTAAGAAGGACATGCAGATCGTGGTCTGCGACAGCGGAGACGTGAACGTGCAGCAGGCCCTGCGGACCGCCGTGGAGACGGCCTCCGCCCAGCGCAGGGAGCGCATCGCCGTGGTGGGCGGCGACGGCGACACGGCGGCGGAGCTGGTGGAACGGGCCGCCAAGCTGAACAGCGAGCGGATGGTCCTGGTGGGGCCGGACGCCCTGGACAGCGGCGGCAACACCCTGGCGGGCGTTTTTGCCGCCGCGGCGGTGGCGGGCATCCTGGCCGACGGCGGGGACCCGGCGGTACCCCTGAACGGCGCGGAGCTGTCCGGCCTGGGGGGCCTTGACCAGGATTACGGCGACAATGAGGTGGACCTGCTGGTGCGGGGCGGCGTGACTCCCCTGGAGAGCGTGGCGGGAGTCATCTCTCCCGTGCGGGGCATCACCACCCGCACCACCACCGGCGGCGCGGCGGACACCACCTGGCGGGAGCTGACCACCATCCTCATCGTGGACGACATCATCCCCACCATGCGCTCCGCCCTGCGGAGCCGCTTCTCCAGAGCCAAGAACACGGCTCGGAGCCGGGGCGCCATCCGGTCCCAGGTCATTGTGGAGCTGGAGAAGAAGGTGGCCGCCGAGATCATCGACAGCTATGGCGAGGTGAGCGTGACGGCATCGGAGGAGGACCCCACCGTGTGTCTGGTGGAGTTCAGCTTCGCCGTGGCCCACGGACTCAACCAGATCTACCTGACGGTGCATATCACCGTTTGACGGAGTAGGGAAAGGAACGGGATATGGAAGTAAAGGGATTCCCCACCAGCTCGGACATCTATCTGGAGCTGGAGGGCAAAAAGGTGGCGGTGGTGCAGAGCTATACCGCCAAGGCCAGCAAATCCTCCAAAAACGTGGAGGCCTTCGGCGAGAGCGAGCCGGTGGCCACCATCGCGGGACAGCGGAAGTACGTGCTGGAGCTGACCCGCCTGTACGCCACCGACGACGCCATCTCCGACGGCATCAATTTCTATGACCTGACGGATTTTTCCCTGGTCATCTGCAAGCCGGACCGGAAGATCATTTACAGCGGCTGTGAGTGGAGCGCCATCGAGGAAGAGGGCAAGCTCAACGCCATGGTGGCGGAGAAGATCACCGTGGTGGCCGCCAAGCGCATCGAGACCACGGCATGAGAGAGCTGGACGAGCTGCGGCAGCTGACGGCGGGACGGCTGCTTGCCATCTGGCGGGAGAGCGGCGAGGCGGCGGAGGAGCCCGGAGAACGGGCCCTCCTCTGCAACGCCCGGGTGCTGGCGGAGAGCTGCTTCCTGGAGGGAAAGGCGGTGTTCCGAAGCGGGGATGATGTTTTGGAGGCCCTGACGCCCCGGGAGATGGAGCTGCTTCTGCGGCAGTTGGCGGAGGGGGAGGCCTCGGCCACCGCCGGGGACAATCCCGCCTTTGACCGGGAGCGGTTCCTGGCGCTGAAGGAGGGATAGGCTTGGACTACATGGGAGAGCTGCTGCGGCGGCAGCGGGCCGCCCTGACGGCGCTGCTGCTGGGCGGCGAAACGGCGGAGAAGCAGACCGCAGATGTCGGGACTGTGGCGGAGGCGGAGCGTTTGGCCGCGGCCCGGGCCGTGGAGACGCAACAGGAGCCGGTCCGCTCCGCCGAAGCGGAGGAGACTGCGCCTGCGGCGGAGAAATACCAAACGCAGGAGCGGCAGACCGGCACGGTGGCACCCGAAACAACACGGCGGGAGCTTTTGGAACAGGACGCCGCTGGAGAGCGGGGGACGGTGTGGCCCCCGGACAGCGGCTTTACCGGCTGGGGCGGAACGTGGCTGTCAGGCGGCTCCGCTGTGGGAGAGACCGGCGTCAGGGAGGTGTCCAGGGCCATCCAGCGGGACGCCCGCCGCTATGACGGCGGGTTTTCCATCTATTGAAGGGAGGAATGGGCATGCGGCTGACGCCCATGCGATTCAAGGACTACACCTGGCCCCACAATCCGGAGGTCTACGTGGTGGAGCGCCAGAGACGGCTGGCGGTCCATCCGGTGCCCTTCGGACGGTGCGTGATCCAGGACCTGGGCAGCGGATACCAGGTGCTGCGGGGCGAGGGCGTGTTCGCCGGAGTTGACGCCTATGAGCAGTTCCGTCAGCTGGCGGAGGTCTTTCGGGAGGGGGGATCGGGCCTGCTGGTCCATCCCGTCTGGCAGACGGAGCGGGCCTGGTTCGCGTCCCTGACGGTGACGGAGGAGCCGCTGCCGGACTACGTGCGCTACCGGTTCGAATTCTGGGAGGACTGGAACGGCTATGACGGCGGTCTGACTCAGGTGGATGCGGGGAACGCCGCCCAGGAGGGCAGCGAATCCTCCGACGATGCGGACACCGGGGCGGAGACGGCAGTGTATCTGGTGAAGAAAGGAGATACCCTGTGGGGCATTGCCAAGCGGTACGGCGTGAGCCTGACGGCCCTGATCGCGGCCAATCCCCAGATCAAGAATCCCAATCTGATCTATCCGGGAGACAGGGTGACGATCCCATGACAGGACGTATTTTTACCAGTGACCACAAGGTCTACGATCTGCCGCCGCTGCTGAGCTGGCGGGTGAATCTCACCGGCGGGGTGCCCTGCGACAGCTATTCCGTGACCTTCCTGTACCGGAAGGAGATGGCGCCGGTGCTGCGGCTGGCGGCGGGCTTTCTGGGCATGGAGTACGGGCAGATCGTGTCCCGGGGCATCGTGGACGAGTACACGGTGGACCTGGGCGGCAACGGGATCACCGCCACCATCACCGGACGGGGAGCCGCCGCACGGCTGCTGGACAACGAGAGCCGTCCGGTGACCTACCAGGCGGCCACCCTGGCGGAGATCATCCGCTGCCATGTGACGCCCTACGGCGTGGTGACCCGGGAGATCGCGGATGTGCGGGCCAACTCGGTGTACACCGTGGCGGCGGGGTGCAGCCAGTGGAAGGCGCTGGCGGACTTCTGCCGGACCTACGGGGGCTTCCTGCCCCGCTTCGCCACCAACGGCGCCCTGCTGGCGGTACCGGAGCGGGCGCCGAAGAAGCGGCTGACCATCGGGGAGACGGACCCGGTGCTGGCCTGCTCCCTGCGGGAGGACCACTACGGCGTGCTGACAGAGGCACTGGTCATCGACAAGACCCGGAACACCTCCTATTCGGTGAAGAACCCGGAGATGATTGCCAGGGGCGGCCAGTGCCGCCGGGTGGTCTACACCCCCGGGCAGAGCACCTGGGACGCCATGCGCTACACCGGTGAGTACCAGATCGAAAAGTCCCGGGAGGAGGAGAAGCTGGTGACGGTGACCCTGCCGGGGAGCTTTCTGGCCTTCCCGGGGGACTGGGTGTCCCTGTCCCTGGACCGCATGGGTCTGGCGGGGGAGTTCCGGGTGCAGGAGGCAGAAAGCGTGTATTCCGCCCGGGATGGATACACGGTGACACTGACATTGAAGGAGCGTGGTTGAGATGTGGCTTTCCAGACAGATGCGGGGCCAACAGCCCACGGCGGACGCGGACATGGGCATGACCACCATCGCCGGAAACAGCGTGGGCGTGGTGACCCGGGGCGAAGTCCGGGCACTGCCGGTGTACGGCCCCGGCGGCTATGTGTGGCAGCCGGAAAACGGAGCGGCGGTGCTGGTCATCAAGGGCGGCCCCGGCGGCGAGGAGCAATGCGTGGCCGGGATGCGGCAGGGGACCGCGCCCAAGGGTATGCTGCCGGGGGAGGTTTACCTCTACGGCCCGGGCGGCAATTCCCTCTATCTGCGGAGGGACGGCAGCGTGGAGATTCAGGGCAGGCTGGTCATCAACGGCGTGGATTACCGGCCCTGTACCTGCGGTGGGGTGTCTGAATGATGGAACTGGCATTTCAGAATGGAGACTATGTGCCCGACGGCGCGGCGGGCCTCCGCCGCGTGGGGGGACAGGAGGCCCTTTTGCAGCGGGTGCTGTTCCGGCTGACGGCCAAACGGGGGGCCTTTCCCTTCCGGGAGACGCTGGGCAGCCGCCTGTGGCAGCTGGGACGCCTGCCGGAAGCCGCCCGGCAGGCCGCCGCCAGGCAGTATGTGGCGGAGGCGCTGGAGGAAGAGCCCGGGCTGACGGTGGAGCAGGTGACGCTGCTCCAGAAGGCGGGCGGCGCGTCGCTGACGGCGGAGCTGTCCTATGAGGGGACGCCGCTGTCAGTGACCGTGGAGCTGCGGGCATGAGAGGAGACAACAGGTGAGAGAGATTGAAACGATCTATGGGGAGCTGCTGGAGGCCTTTGCCCAGCGGGCCGGGTTCACGCCGGAGGAGGGCTGTGACCTGTCGGTCCGGCTGTGGGCCGCGGCGGCTCAGCTCCAGGCGCTGGATATCCAGGCGGACTGGGTGCTGGACCAGAGCTTTCCCCAGACTGCCCAGGGGGTCTATCTGGACCGCCACGGGCAGATGCGGGGGCTGACCCGGCAGCCGGCGGTGAAGGCGGTGGGCACTCTGCGGTTTTCCGTGGAGATGGCGCCGGTGTCGGATATCACCATCCCGGCGGGTACCGTGTGCATGACCGCCGGGGAGGTCCGGTTCCAGACCCTTCAGACGGTGGTGCTGGCGGCGGGGGCCCTGACGGCGGACGCCCCGGCGGAGGCCCTGGAGGGCGGCACCGCAGGCAACGCGGCGCCGGGAACCATCCGTATTCTGACGGCCTGCCCCGTGGCGGTGACCGGCTGTACCAACCCCGCCGCCTTTTACGGCGGCGCTGACGCCGAGGGGGACGAGGCCTTCCGGGCCCGCATCCTGGAGAGCTATCAGCGGCTGCCCAACGGCGCCAATGCCGCCTGGTACGAGCAGACGGCCATGGGCTTTGGCGGCGTGGCGGCGGCCAGGGCCGTGGGCAGGGCCCGGGGTATCGGCACTGTGGATGTCTACGTGGCGGAAGAGAGCGGCCTGCCCTCCCAGGCCCTGCTGACCGCTCTGGAGGCGGAGCTGCAGGCCAAGCGTGAGATCGCCGTGGACGTGCAGGTCAAGGCCCCCACGGTCCAGGCGGTGGATGTGACGGTGGCCGTGGCGAAAAAGGAGGGCTGGACCTTTGCGGAGGTGAAAGCCGCCGTGGAGCAGAGCATCACCACCTTCTTCACGGGACGGCTCCTGGGCAGGCCGGTCCGGCTGGCGGAGCTGGGGAGCCGGCTCTACGTCCTGGAGGGCGTGGAGAACTACCACTTTTCCGCCCCTGCCGCGGACCTGGCCGCCAGCGCGACCGTGCTGCCGGTGCTGGGGACCCTGACGGTGACGGAAATGGAGGCGTGAGCCATGTATGAAGCATATCTGCGGGCGCTGCTGGAGCCCCTGGGGGTCTATGACCTGAGCCGGGGGACCATCAACGGCGCGGAGCTGGCGGCCCTGGGAACGGGCCTTGACGGCATCGGCGGAAAGCTGGACCTGACGGAGCGGGAATCGCTGACCGCCACCGCGGAGGACGAGGGCCTGCACCGTCGGGAGGCACTGTTTGCCCGGCGCCCTGCGGCCGTCACAGCGGAGGAGCGCAGAGCGGCCATCGCCGCCCTGCTGCAGATCGACGGCGACAGCCTGACTCCCGACGCCATCGACCGCACCCTGCGGGGCTGCGGCATCAGGGCCCGGGCCGTGGAGATGGGGGACGGAAAACTGCGGGTCCTCTTTCCGGAGGTGGCGGGCGTTCCGGCGGAGTTCGGGCAGATCGAAAAGATCATTCTGGACATTCTGCCCTGCCATCTGGAAGTGGAGTTCTATTTCCGCTACCTGACCTGGGAAGAATGCGAAAAGGCCGGGTATACCTGGGCGGCCGTGGAGGCGGCGGGGCATACCTGGGAGAGCTTCCAGCTGGCGGTGCCGCCGGAGGACTGA